AACTCTCCAACGGATTGCGAGTGTTCCGTACCACCATAAAAAAGTGAATCCTGCATCAATGTGGTTCCAATCAAAACGCTCATAAATCTGGAATCCAATCTGCAAACCGAACCGATTCTTGCCAAAGTAAAAGGCAACTCGGTTCTTTTTGCTTTTAATCTTTTTTATTACCATTCCGTCACCTCACTTTCTCCAAACTAAACCAATGATGCATGGTAATGTAATACACAAAAATGTGGCTCTTAATCTATCCGGCAAAGGGACTGCCAATCTTTCTTCGCCGATTTCTTTACAGTCTTTAACCCATCCGATAATCTGACATGTATACACCACTATGTTTATTAACAAAGCAACAAGTATTGCTATTGTCATTCCGTCACCTCTCTAATGCATTTATTTGCCTTCAAAACCGCCCTTTCATACCTTAGACGAATATTTATACCCCTAGAGTGTTTGGAGCGGTTTTTGAGTCGATTTTTCCCATACTCACGCTCCGTTCTCGATCATGACAGCTAAATATGGATTACCGTCCTTATCAATCTTTGGAATGAGTGCGTATATGTCATAGTCTCCATAGTCATCTATTCTGCAACCGCTATCAGCCAAATAAGATTTACTTGTTAATGGTGTATCTAACTTGCTATCGCCTATCTGGATATCAAGATATGGAGATATGGCGGAATATAAGTCTTTGACTTTCATACTCTTGGGTTTCCTCCTGATCCGCGTCTCAACTCATCAGAAAATTCTTTTAAAGCTATAAAATGGCTTCTCATGTGTGAAGCTTCTGAGTTGTGTGTATATCTTCCGTCTCTTTCGAGATACAGGCATATCGAGCATAAAGTTTCAATGATTTCCGTTATTAGAGCTTTATAAAATCTTATTTTCTTTATCATTGGGCTTTCTCCTCAAAATCATCACAAACATCATCCCAAAATGTAGGGACGGAATAGTTCTCGCTGTCCTCGTTACCACAGCAAAATTCTGAATAGCCTTTGCCCTGTGGCTTTGAAAAATCACGCTTGTTATATTTACAGTTTCCACAGCATTCTCTCATCGCTCATTTTCTCCTTTGCTTGGGTTTGTAAAACATAATTCCTTGTCCTTGCATATCCATATAGTCACCATTGCCAAAATGTCGGCAAAGGTTACATTTTTCAAAACGATCTCGTTTCCGTTATCTCTTACTTCACAAATCATTAGGTTTCCTCCTGTTCATCAAACAGACTAAGTTGTCCATCATCCTTTTTCTTTTTTGGTTTCGGCTTTGATATATCCCTGTCACCAATATCAACAGTAAACTCATACTGATAATGTTCTGATTTCACACAGTACACATTCCACGGGATCATGTAATGGATTTCAGCATCAAGGATTTTCTTCGGAATAACCTCCAAGTTGTCAACTATCGGAGTAGCGTTATATATTTCACGCATCTGTCCGGCATAGTCTCTGCTATATAACATGCCCTCGTCGGTTTCCTCGATAAAACAATCATATCGGCTAGGTTTAACACCCTCACCAAGATTGTATTTGATTACATATCTACCATTGTTCCGAAACGTGACAACTATGTTTTGAACATTAGGAGTTAGCTTTAATACTTCTCTGATTGTCATGGTCTTCTATACCTCTCATCGCAACAAGCACTCGTATAAGCATACGGTGGTCTTGTTCCTATCTCATGCGCCCTGTTTTCATATGTGTCTCTTACTCTTGCAACCCTTACTGACTTATTACCCTTTGTTATCGTCGTAGCTGTCCTAAGGTCAATGGCGGTTGCAACCATTGATGAGCTGGCGGTTGATGTTGGTTCGATGGTTCTCATGCCTGTTTCCTTTCTTGCTCATTTGCCCCGGCTGATATGATCTCCGCCATCTATGAGCATTTGCACGAGTGCTTCTATAAAACTATTGTTCGGATATTTGTTGCCGAACTCTTTCATTTGTTTTAAATACTCTTGCCAGATTGCTTCGTTGTGCTTCTCGTCGGCTGTCTCATCGACGTGCTGGAGCGTCTTTAAGATTTTCCAAGCATCGCAATATGGTGTGTAGTAATCTGATTTAAGTTTTTCGTCTGTCATTTTATAAACCTCAAAACCTACGTACATAAAAAATACCATTGATACCATTGATAACCATTGATGCATCAATGGTGTCATCAATGGTAAACCCCTTATCAATGGTAATCGCTTTTTATAGGAACGGTATGTCGGAAGCCTTGAAATTACTAGCATCTACGAACTCATCAATGGTAACTTGTGTATTTTCATCAATGGTATCAATGGTAAATTTTTCAATTCTATATAACTTCGGGCCTGTGCCGTTGTCGATGATCGTAATTTTGACCTTATCGTTGTTCAAAAATCTGCCCTGATGCTTGTGCAAAAACTTACCAATATCTTTCGGCTCTGCGACTAGGCCGATGTTATATTCCTCGATAGCCATTTTGATTATTCCGCTACAACTACCTTTATATGACTTGTTTTGTTCTGCTATTTTCAAAACCGCCGCCCGAATATCAGAGGTCATGTATTCCTGATTTAAGGCAAATTGTTCTCTTTCCTGAGCGTTAACCCCGTCAATAATTGACCATTGAGCATTTTCAAGCTTTACATTCAACTCCGGTAGTCCGTCAATCGTTTTGCCCTTGATGGATATGTGTATCGGGTCATCTTTTTTCTTCCGAAACATGACCATCATTTGTGTTGCCGCACCCTGAAGACCTGTGCTTCCTAAAATGTTAGAAAATGGGTCATCCGGGTCAACGGCTTTACGATCATGACAGACAAGCATAATTGAAATATGGTGCTTTTGTGCCAGCTCGTTTAACGGTGTAATGTCTCGATATGCATGTTCATACTCTGACTCTTTCATGCTTGCGCTCGGTGAGCGTATGATCTGAAAGACATCAATAACAACAATTCCGATTTTCGGGTCTTGCCTTAAGTAATCCTCAATCTGTTCTATAAATCCCTTGCCGATTTGGTCTGTCTCGGTTTCCAAGTAAAAATTCTTCGGAGGATTTGCACCCTTTAAAACTTTTTTCAATCGTCTTTGCTGGAGTGTTTCGCTAGTCTCTAGGTCAAGATATAAAGTGGAACATTGTTTTGTGTGATATCCTAAGAAATCCTCACCGTTAGCGACAGCAACACACATAGACAAAGCAAGCCATGATTTACCAAGTTTTGGCTTAGCTGATAAGATGCAAGTCCCCTCAACCAGTATTGGCAACTCATTCCCAACCCCGACGAACACTTCCGGCTCAGGTAGGTCTTTTTTCATTAAAGCTTCGGCTGTTTTTAATCTTCGGAGCTGTTTGGGTTTCTTGTTTTCGGCTATTTGTTCCGGCTTTGCAACTTTTAGTGCTTTATGCTGTTGATATCCGGCTTCAATCCTTGCATCATCTTCAGCATTTAGTTGTTTTGCATCGTATGCCCCCGGCTCAAGTAGCTCCCGGACATCTTGCCAGTTCTTGCCCCGGCAACTGTTGTGATGACACTTGAAAGCAATAGCACCATTTGTATACTTAAAAATCTTGCTATCGCCGTTAGTGTGGCTGTGATCAAAAGGACAATTAGCCAACGGATATATAACGCAATCCTTACCCGATTTTGTGCCGATACTTTCAAGTCCGTGTTCATACATCCATGTTTCGATGTCAAAATCACCATTACTGGAGTAACTTGTCGAGTTATTGTTTCGTTGTGGTTTCGGCGGTTCAGGTAATTCATTTGCAAGCGCCTGAAGCAAATCTTTTGTGTTGTTTTCAACCACACTCGGCATCGAAATGATTTGCGCCATTCGATGTGGTCTTTTTTGTGTGTTCGCTCCCTTTTGCGCTAACGTTCCATAAAGTTTACATATTCTCGACGGGTTATAATTAACAACGTCAATTTTGACAGCATCATTTGAAAACATCGCCGAAAGGTTGTACAAACACCGTTCGACTAGTGCAACGTTATCATCATTGTTTTTAAGAGATATTTTGTACAAAAGATGATAACCGTTTCCACTCATCGCCTTAATAGGTTCTTTAAAGCCTAATCCTTTCATGTAGTCATAGACCTTATTACAAAGCACTTTTGATGCTTCCAGTTCGGCGCTGGAACTTGATATATCTGTGACTCTTTTCGGGTCAAGGTCTATAAATAACCATTCATAAGCCTCGATCTCAGAGTCTTGTGTGTTGGTGTCGGTCTGTCGGAAGCAATCATGCTGCGCCCTTGAATAGCAATCTTCATTAACCTTGTTAATGGTGATATACATATTCGTGTTTCTTGGGTCGATAGTGTCAAACTGTTGAATTAAAGTATCAACACTTGTAAAATAACCGCTGATGATACGTTTTCTGTTCCCTTTGCTGATGATACGAACTTCAAACAGCTCGTTATCAGGTTTCATTTTTTGGATTGTTTGACGAAGTGTTTTTTCGTCATAATATTCTGCCCACTTCATTCAGTAACCCCTTTTCGAAGTGGGACAGAATGTCCCACCTCTTAAATTAATCAAAATGGTATTTCTTCGTCAGCACCCTCAACAACTTGCACAAAGTCAGCATTAACACCGGGAATTGATGCACCTGTGTTTGATGGAGCATTGTTTAAATATTTCTTGTCGGGAATCTTCTGTCCGTCGACCTTGCTATCCTCACAGAACCATCTGATTCTACGTCTTGTCTTGATCTCGCCGTTAAACTCTTCCTCGACCTCACCATAAACAACACCGATTTTCTTGTTCTTGAACTGAGTCGTGAAGTTATCACCCCAATTTGTTGTAACGTTGTTTGACTTCTCGAATGATGTAATAAAACCTTTGAAGCTCTTGGAACATTTGCCGTTCATGTCTTCAGTCACAATGTACTGGACAGCCTGATAAGGCCATTTCTTGTCGGGTCTGTCATCGTTCTCAAACTGAGTCTTAAAATATCCCGGCTGTGAGTCATTCCGAGCAAAATCAAGTGCCACAACAACCATATTCTTACCCGTTGAACTCTGCTGTTCTTTGACAGACATAATCACAGCATGATGCCCCCCGACATTGATAGGAATGTAATCACCACCAGCATTAACTTCATCAAAACTATTTGGCTTCTGCATAATTAATTTTCCTCCTTAAAATCGTAATAAGCTTTTAAATATTTCTCGAACTCACTAATGCAATGGTCTGCATAGTAGTCGATAGTTTCTGTGTCCTTGTTTGCTTCCTTGCTGAAATCAACCAAGTGTTTAACCATGAACTCTTTAAGAGCATGTTTCAAAGCCGTTTTCATACTTCTTAGCCTCCTCCATTAAAATGTTGATGTTTTTGTTTTCTTTGTAATGTTTATGAAAAGATTCGATCGTATGATCGAACGTTCCATTCTTTTTCCCGGCTTCTTGTCGAAGCGGATTTTTACCACGTTCTTTAATGCCATAAGTCTCATCAAGAAACTGTTCAACTGTTAACCCTCGTGATTCTGCATCAAACACCATTTCATAACGCTTATTGCGTACGAAAAGAATCAAATCATGTGGGTCAATGATTGGTGGCTTCTCAAATTGCTCATCCTTTATATATTGGTCTATGTATTGCCTTGCTGTGTCTTGGTTGCAAAGATTTGGAGCGTTAGCATCCTTGCAAATAAACTTGTCATCCTTGTAATACCCAGCACACAACTTTGCCGTGTTCTCGATGTCAAACACTTCCCAATGTCCTGACTCTTTACCGACCCAGTATTTTTGCTTTTGCCAATTACGATGGAATAAAGTGTGGCATGTGGGACAGAGTGTCATGACATCTCGGATATGCTCATCACCCAAGTGCCGATAATCCATGTGATGAGTTTGAAATGGAGCATTAGATAAATCTTTATGACATATAACGCAGCGCTCGGAATCAAAAGCAAATCGAGCCGCCCGAACCTTTTTCCAGTGTGGATGATTGTTGATGTATTCGTCATAAGTTAACCGTGTTCCATCCCTTAGATATGCGTAACCCATTAAGATTTATCCTCCGTCCATCCGTAGAACTTGCGAATGGTATCATCAACAAGCTTTAAGTTGTTGTCGATCTCGACAGCATCAAACATATCTTCGGGAGTCTTCGTGATGTCAAAGCCGTCGGTCTGAGTCCTAATAAAATGCTTCCCGTTATCTGACATACAACGAATACAAATTGTAACCATGCCTTCTAAACAAACCTTATTGTCGATTAACTTGCCGATGGTTCTCAGCTTAGTCTCACCCATATCATTTGTGTCTTCGTGTAATATGATGTAGACAATCACATCCTCAGGAAGCTCTTTTTTGATGCGCTGGACTAAGAAATACATCTTGTCGGCGATGTCATCATACATATCAAAACTTGCGTTTCCTTTTTTATTCCTGTGGTTATCCATAAAGTGATGCGTCATTAAGTACCCAGCATCATCAATCACGGCTGTCTTGCAAGGCATTTTCTGAAGCTGTGAAATAATGGTGTCAATGTTATCGGTCTTGCATACATATTTAAATTTCTTTCTAAACGGCAATGCCTTTCCCTCGATGTTAATTAACAGTATTTCGTCTTCGGCAAAGAACTTCAGCGAACGGCTCTTACCTGAGCCGGATTTGCCATAATATAAAATTGGTAATCCGATAAGTCTTCACTCCCTTCTATTTTCAAATTAATCAATCTTGAGATGTGTTCCCCTCTCACCAAGAGAAGCGAACGGAAGCACCTCACCCGACTCCAGCGCCGCCCTGATCTTATCCTTGTCGGGAGTGATCTTGACCTCTGTCTTGGTGTACTCCTCAGGAACACAATCCTCTTGCACGGTCATCGGAAGCTTGCCCCCGTTGTTTACGATCTTGAACTTGTGTAAGTCGGTCTTGATTTCCTTTTTACCGATGTCTTCCATTGCGGTTTTGAGTCGGTCAACCATGCGACGGCGAGTATTACTCAAAGCACTTTCGATGGCTTCAAGTCTGCCTATTTCCTTGTTGATGATATTAATTCTGCCCTCAATCTCAGCCATAACAACAGCGTATCCGTCTGCCTTGACTTCAATCTCACCAAGCACCGCTTCGAGAGTGTCATTAAATGCCTGAATTTCATCCTCATCCATGCTTCCGGCAAGGTCGAGCAATGTCTTATAATTACCTGTTAATTCGTATAATGTTGTATTCATTCGATTTCCTCTCCTACTCTTATCCGATCAATAGCAACCTCAACATCTCCGACGGTTTTCAGACACATGATGTAATCACGGAGTTCGTCAGCACGTTCGTCTAAGTCATCCTCTGCTTCTGCCGAGTTTTTTCCGAAGCAATCAAGCTGTATAACTAGCTCGATGCGCCCCTCATAACGTCGCATCGGTCTATCTTCCATTTCTCTGTTGTAGTGATCTGCATCACGTACTGGGTCATCCGTTCTCTCCATCCTGTCCCTCCATGTACTCATTAAAAGCTTCGTCAAATGCCTTGCCCTCTTCGTTATCCTCGTTGATAAAATCAAGGACAACTGAGCCATCCTTGTAAATTCTATGAACAAAGAACCCCAAATCGGTTCCGAGTCCATCCCGGCTGTATTCATGACGGTCATATATTGATATGTGGTCAGCACTTGAGCTGTATATACTCATGTCAAAGTGGTGCTTTCCGAGTAACTCTTTAAGCCTCTGAGATGCTTCCAACAGTTTCCTTGCTTCTCCCTCAATTTCGGGAGTAATATCAATCAAATTTTTAAATTCCATATTTGTCTCCAATCTGTTAAAATAAAAAAGGATTAATTACGCATCACCAATATTTAATTATTCCCTTTGCTCTTGATGTTCCCAGCATCAGGAGCTTTTTATTTGTATTCATGCGTATGCCCTCTGTCCGTCTGCTTGTAATCAAAGCTAGGATTTTGCATTATCTTGATTCCTAAGTCCTGTTCGAGCCTATCGCACATGATCCTTGCAATCTCGATGTTGTCAGCATTCACAATTACGGAAAGCTCGATTTTATAGTCCGTGATAAATTTCATGCTCCGATATCCTCCATGATTTTTCCGAAACAACCGCCCTCGATGTGCCAACCATTAACAGAGATGATGTTCCAGCGGTTCACCGTCACTTCTGTGCATGTACCTTGCAATACAACAAATTGCTCGTACACTCGTTTGACTTTGAGCGTCCCTTTTATGTCATCCTCTTTCATTCCTTGCGAAAAGCTGACTTTATAGCCGGGTTTTATAAATCTCCGGCAGTCAAAACATCGGATCCCGTATCCTACTTTTTCGCTCATTCTTCACCTCCGTCCGTAGTGCCAAAGGTCTGATGCGCCTATCAAAAGCATTAAGCCTATGCTTACATCTAGCGCCGCCGACCAATTGCCTATTAATGTTTTAAATGCTCCTATTGCTGTTAGGATTAATCCGACACCAAAGAATATGAGTGCCAGTAGGTCTGACAGACCTTTGTAGTGTCGATGCCACCACCTTAGAAATGACCGTTTGTAACAGTCTGTTTTCGTGTATTTCCTCATGTTTACTCCAATAGTTTTAATTTTTCCGATTCCGTAAAATGCAGCTTCTTGCATAAGTCCCGGAGTTGCCATACATCAAAGCTGATTTTTTTGACTTTGATATAAAAATTCCGCTCCGAATATCCCAAGTACCTTGCAATAGCTGGAAGTCCCTCAAGGTTGAGGTCGATACCGTGTTTTAGCACCGTCTGGCGAAACCATGTAAAAATATCTGACTTACTCATGCTTTGCACCTGACGTTATTTAAATTACATCTGACGTAAGTTTTTCCTTAAAAAAAATCGCCCCTGTTTCCTCACTAGACAAACCAAGCGCAAGTTTAATTTTTTCCATGACCATACTCGATGGATAGATTCGACCTTTAACAACATCAGCGGTTGTGACTCGATTAACTCCAGCTTTTTCCGCAAGCTGTTCAATGGTATCGATTCCAGCGTCAATCATTGCTTTCCTCAACATGTTAGTATCTACTTCGTGCATTTATTAACCTCCTCTCAATGCTCTAAAACTCACCTAACAAGTAAGACTTTAACATATCGTGTAAGTTATTGCAATAACTTTTTTACATTTGATGTAAACTATTTAACAATGTGCGAAAGTTTGTTATTATTATCTATAGGAGGGAAAGATTAAAATGATTTGGAACGATAGGATAAGAGACCTGAGACAATGGCATAAAATGACTTTAAAAGAAGTGGCTCAGAAACTTCATACAACGGAAGCAACCGCCCAGCGTTACGAAAGCACGATTAAAAATATCCCGTATGACATAATCGAGAAGTATGCCGAAATATTCGACGTTACACCGTCCTATATTATGGGTTGGGATGTTGATTATGTTGGTAACGACGGAGAAATAATAGAAGTTATGAGAAAATTACCAATGGAAGAACAAAAGCGCTTATTAGAATATGCAAAATTTCTGACTAAGTACAATCAGAAAAATCCTAGCGACTAACTAGAGATTCTATCAACTTACCATCAACTTAACGGCAAATTGGTAATGTTGGGTAATGTTGGGTAAACGTAAACGAATTAAACTTTTTACCCCTGAAAAATGTAATTGAGTCCTAAAAATGGTACTCAAAACATCATTTCCAAGATTCGAATTAAACTTAGGCAATTAAAAAAGCTCCTAGCTGGCAACTAGGAGCCTATAAGCGCAAGGGAAGCATGAAAACATGTAACCAATGAAAAACCACTAACCCACTAAGAGGATAAATCACAAAGTCGTATATATATTTTAAGGAGTAAAACGAATTTAACCCTTGCGCCGTTCTACTCCTATTTTATCACGAAAGGAGGAAAAATAAACCATGGCAACCATCGAGAGAATATCAAAAGAGACATACCGCATCACCAAGATGTATAAGGGAAAGCGATACCGAATGACCGTTGACCGCAAGCCCTCGAAACAGGAAGCGGAGCGCCTCATTTGGAGCATGATAGAAAAGGAACCGAGTAACCCGATCTATAAGACCTTTGCACAAACTGTTGTTGATTACTGTGATAACAAATCATCTATACTCAGTCCCGGGACAATCAAAACATATTATGCTTATCTCAGAGTTATGCCGGAAACGTTCAAAAATGCCCCTATTTCGGGCATTACTAACGAGACTATACAAATAATGCTTAACGAGTATGCAAGCGCCCATAACGCCAAAACAACGCATAATTTAAAGGTTTTTATCGGATTGATAATTCATTCCGTTAATGAAGATTTCAAACTAAAGGTAAAGACTCCACCTATACAGAAATCTGACTTCTATGTTCCTGAGGATTCCGACATTAATGCTTTACTGGATGCCGAAAAAGGAAGTCCGCACGAAATTGCCGTGTGGCTCGCTGTCCTAGGTCTTAGGCGCTCCGAGATTTGCGCCCTTGAAACATCCGATTTAGACAAACATAACATTATTACGGTCAACAAATCCATGGTAAAGGATAAAGATAATAAATGGATCACCAAGGTTACTAAGACAATCGAGTCGACTCGCAAGATTCCGTGTCCCGAATATGTAGCCGAATTGATTAGAGCATTGCCGGAGGGAAAGATTTATAGGATGCATCCCGAAACTCTCAATAATCACATCAAGCGCTTGCAATCAAAGCTCGGAATAAATGTTTTTTCACCTCATAAATTCCGCCATTATTTCGCATCAACAGCAAGGGAAGTTATGCCGGACGGATACGTCGAAAAGCTCGGCGGTTGGAAACCCGGCTCGGACATAATGAAAAAGGTTTACGATTACACCAAGAAGAAACAGGAAAAGGAAGCTGCCGACGCATTACTAAAGCGCCTTGGCAAATTATCTGGGTAAATTCTGGGTAAAAGTTGGGTAAAAGTTGGGTAAAAATACTACTTTTTAGCGAAATTTGATTACACAATTACGAAATAAAAAAGGCTTAAAACCCACGGGATTTCAACGTTTTCCACGGTTTTAAGCCATTCTTCATATCTCCGCACGTTTAAATAACGTGTTTAACCATGATTATCAATTTCTCCTTATTTTATGCGGTTCTTTTTTAACCTTGGGTAATTTACTGGGTAAATTTTTAGTTAAGGCATTACCCTTGTTAGTCAACAGTTTAGTCAAGGACAGCAAAAAAAGCAATAAAAAAAGAGGAGCGCCGAAGCACTCCCCCCATAAATTATTGACTAATTATTGACTAATTATTGACTAATTATTGACTAATTATTGACTAAGTTTGACTAAGTTTGACTAAATAAGTCAAATCAGTAATTAAAAAGTCAAATTGAGATTTGAGTTATTTTTTGAGTTATTTAAAACGTTGCTATAAACTGCCGCCCGTCCTTGTCGCTGATATACATTGCGCCTTCAAGACCACTACCTACAGAATCATGAAAATAATACCAATAATCACCGATGTGTTGCCATCCTGTCTGCATCTTGCCTTTATCGTCAAAGTAAAAACGATATGTGTTTTCGTCCTTACACTTGATGTCGTTCCAGCCGTGAGCATTGGCACCCGAAGCAATTCGGTAATAGTAATCTGTTCCGACCTTAATCCAACCGAGCTTGTCATTTGACGGAGCTGCCGGAGTAGTCGGCTTTACATTTGCACCGTTTGTCAGCACGACAACAGTATGACCTTTGGTCTTGGTAACGAGTATATCTCCCCTCATAAGTCCGTCAGGCATTGGAACATCAACGACCTCAAAAGCATCCGTCGCAAGCAAAGCATCAACCTCATTTCCTGTATAAAAGTCACTAACTTGAATTCCGGCATAAAGCACACATACACGAACCAACCTTGCACAATCTGTCTCGCATGGTGTACCGACTAAGGAGCAATTAAAGCCTAGTGGCTTTGCTACCTGATAAAGAGTCTGATTCTGCCCTTGGTCATATCCAATATTTTTATTAGCACATGCCCACTCCATGTTTCTTGCGATTGCTTCTCTTGCTTGGGGTTCTTTTGCCCTTACTGTAATCCATCTCTTTGGGTGCATGTAATACTCTTGAGTGCTTACCTCTTTACCGTTTTGATCTCCAGCTTTGCCGCCGCTCGCATG